GAAAAGCCGTGCTCCGCAGCGTACCTGCTCAGGATCGTTTTCTGGTTTCCGATGCTGTTCGACTCGGAATCGCCGCCGTCATCCCTGGACAGGCGGCAGTACAAAGCGGTCAGCTTGTCCGTGTTCGCTAAAAGTCTTGGCATTTTACGAGCCCTCCTTCGCTCCGATTGTTCAGTGCTATCTATCCCTCTAAAAGCCACACATAGCAAGCAAAACGTCCGATAAAACCGGAAGAATCGGCGCAGAAAAAGCCGCCGGATCATTGTCTGCATTTGACAACGCGGCGGCTCCTTCATGCGGTTGTGCGGCCTTTATGCGTGGACGAAATGATAGCTCCTGGACTGCTTCGCGGCGGCGTCAAGGATGAGCGTTTCCAGCTTCTTCTCCAAGGGTTCGGTTGCCTTTTCGCTGTAACCGGTCGAAATGATGAAAACCGTGTTGCCGATCTTCATTTCGGATGGGCGGGTGGCTTCTGCGCATGGCACATCCTGACGTGCCATTCCTGTCGGGACGCTGTTTCTTACACAGAAGCTGCGCACCGTTTCGCGGGAGAGGGAGAGCCGCTCCGCAATGGATTTATAACCCAGCCCGGACGAGCGCAAATTCCGTATGGCCGTCTTCTGGGTGCCTGTCAATCGCTTCATATAGTGTCATTACCTCCATAAAAATTGCCTGGTCATGTAATGGCACCCATGGGGCTCATACGGACTCAGGCGGGGTTATAGATTCGGATTCATAGCTTTGTCCCTTCTTTGTCTCAGATTTTCATTGATTTCCTTATTCTCATTGCTCCGGCTGAATCCATAAGCGGGGAAAAGGGCTGCGCACTGGAAATCACCTGATGTACAGCCCATTGGTTTACCTGTGCGCCTCAGCGCCTAAAATGGCTTTGCTCAGTTCGTGGGTTCGCACCCGCCCTGCCCAGCTTTTTGGGAGGAGCGACATTTTCTGCTCCGCCGTCAGCCAGTCAAACTCACAGCAGATACCCATGTGATCGCCGCGCCGGATATGATCCCTGATCCGGAGCAGTTCTTCATAGGTCGGTTCAAAATACACCATCTGATAGACAAGACATTTTTCTTCGATCAGCTTGTCGATGATCTCGTCCCGCGACAGTTCCCGGACAATGCGGATTTTCTCCGCGTTCATATCCGCGTAGGAACCGTAGCGACATACTGCGGTCAACGGTTCGACCTCCACAATCCGGGGCCCGTACCGTATGGCGTCCGTCACCTTCTTTGCAAAGTGCAGCCAGCGCCAGGAATCATCAGTATCGGCAGTGAAGGCTTTCCCGATTTCATACTGGAAGCCGTTCCTGGCGCAGAGATTCTCATCAAGTCCTTTGTAATAGCGTTTCATCTTTCCCTCCGTAAATCAGGCTCCCGCCCACAGGAGATAAGCCCCTCTCCTGTGAGCGGAAACGGTAATGGTTGTTGTGTTTTAAGCTGGCGATCAGCCGTTGGAAGCAGTACCCTTCATTTTAAGGACCTGCACAGCCTCCGGCAGGATCAGCTTGCCATCGACTCTCTCCTTAGCAACGAAGGCCACCTGGCCGACACCGGCATACAGCTCGTGAAGCGCAGCAAAGCTGCGGGTGCCACGGTCGCCGATGTTGTAGTAGCTGATATCGCCGAAAGCGATAACCGGCTGCCCGGCTGCGACGGCGGGTACGAACTGAGAAGTGTACACCGGGAAGCCCAGCAGACGGTCCGGCTCACCTGCAGTCAGGGCAGGCTGCCAGATATACTGGCCGGTGCCGTCCTTCAGCTTGCGGATCTGCGCCAGGGTACTGTCGGCAGTGATGAAAGCCGCATTGGTGCGGTAAGGCCGCTTCAGCTTATAGATCAGGTCGACCACCTCATCCGCCGTGATGATATTTCCAGCGCTGGTGACACCGATCTGGCCGCCGAGAGTCGGATGCAGCAGTCCCGTGGGCTTGCTCACACCGTCACCGACAAGAAACGCTTCTTCCTCCGCGTTGGCGATGGCCTGGCCGAAGGAGCGGATCAGGAAGCCCTCCAGATCATACTGGTTGTCTGCCAGAAGTTCCTCGGAAACTTTGGTCGCAACAGAGAGCTTGAAGGCGTCCAGGATCTTCTGGTCGAAGCTGGCGTCGGAGAAGACCAGAGCGCCGCTTTCCTCTACCCAGGACGCGGCGGGCTTGGAAGCCGCGACGTTAATCTTGCGCTCACCGGATGTCTGAATCACAGTGCCCAGCTTGCGGATCACGTTCTCCTGCTCCAGGGCTTCGATCAGGCGGGTGTCCCACTCGGCGGGAACCAGATAACCGCCGCTGGCATCCGTGCCCTCGATGAGCACATTGGAGACCTGACGGAAGTTGGAGCGCAGAGCGCCCAGCATGGCGTTCTTGTACTCGTCGGATGCACGTCCGGTCTTCGCCGCACCGGTTGTGCCGGGCTTGCTGGTCAGCGGGGTACCGATGGTGCGGGAAAGCTCTGCGTCCAGGGCCAGGCCGCGCTCGCTACGCTTGATCTCCTCTCCCAGTCCCATAATCTCCTGCTCCATCTTCTCGTAGGTGGCGACGTCCTTTGCGGACAGCATGCCCTTCTCGTCCCGGTGGGAATCGAGGAACCGCTTCGCCTGTTCCCAGGCGCGGGCACGGTTCTCACGAAGTTCATTGATGGTGAAATTCTTACTCATAAGCTTTTCTCTCTTTCTGCCCATTGCTATGTTGGGCGCACAAATTGAAGCCCGGCGATAAAGATGGATCTGGGCCTTCGCCGGGCATGAAAAATGGCTCCCGCGAAGGGAACCGTGGTGTCTGGCTCAGGCGCGATGGACGCTTCATACCTGAGCCGGGTATAAAGAACGGCAGTAAGTGGGGCTTCACCAACTGCCGGGCTTTATCGGGTGCTTGCATAACGAATCGATTTTATCTGATGCATGTATTAAGCTATCTTCGCTCTGATTTTAGGCTCCCATTTTCAAAAACTCCTCATACTTTTCATCCACATAATTTAGCTGTGCATATTCTCCATGTAGCTTTTTAGCTGCCTCGTCATATGCCATTGCTGCCAGCTTCTTATCGTGGAAAACTCCAAGATAAGTCCTTATTCCATAAGCGTTTATATATGCTAAATATCGTCCTGATTTTTTATCAAGGCAAACACCTTTAAATCCGGTCGTGCTATCTTTTCTCAGTCCTTTGTTCTGATTGTTTTGTGCATGATCTACCACGCGAAGGTTACATCGGCGGTTATCCAATCTATCACCATTGATATGGTCAATTTCCACTTTCTCCGGATTCCCGAACAAAAGTTTATGAAAGTATACTGTCTTACCGTCAATCTGCGTTCTCGCATACCCTGTAGTAATTGACCATGTATACTCAGCAGCAATAGCTTCGTCTTCAGCATCGAACAAAAAAGATGTACCATTTTTCATGATACATCTCATATGATCCCCATCTTGGATAATCAGATTGCACTTTCCGCAGCTTCTGGAAATTCCATGTCGAAGATTGTACGCATTCACTGATTTTACTGTTCCGCAGGAACATCTGCATAACATTTTAGTGTGAATATTTGTCCCGTGTGAATCAACATCCAACACTGTCCAGCGACCGATCTTACGACCGATTAAATCTTTGTAAGTCATTCCTTCTCCTTCCCGTCAGGGTCACCTGACTCTTTTACATATGCCGTACCAACCATGGAAAGCGGTATCATTGCGCCTTGTACCATGAAGGTGTCTCCTTCGGAAATCAAATCGAATCCTTCGAGCCTGCGCACATCGTTGGGACACATGAATCCATTATTGATGCCGACGGCATATGCGTCATATCTTTCTTTGTACGCACCGCGCATGAGTCCGTCTACGTTAAAGCGGATTACATACCGCCTGCGTTCATCAGGTTTTAAGACCGACCTCATTAATGCCTGTTCCCATCGGATTGTCCATGGAACAATAGAATACTGCACAAAAGAGATTCCCTGATTCTCAATATTGTTGAACGTGCTCCTCGACAAATCCTGTACCAGATGAGGTGGCACACGGAAGATACGGCATATCTCTTCAACAGAGAATTTCCTTGTTTCCAGCAGCTGACTGTCCTGCGGACTGATGGATATTGGCGTGAACTTGAGACCTTCCTCCAGGATAGCGACCCGCCCTGCATTCCTGGTTCCGCCATAGGCCGCGGTCCAGGATTCCCGCAGTTTCTCAGGGTCTTTGATCACACCGGGGTGTTCCAGCACACCCATAGGTGCGGCACCGTTTGCGTAATAGCGGCTGCTGTATTCATCAGCGGACAATCCCGCGCCGACAGCATTCCGGCAGGCGGCGATAGGAGAAAGACCAACCAGACCGTCAAAGCTCATGCCGGGGATATGAAGGACATCTTCCGGTGATAAGATCACTGTGCTGCCATCCATCGTAGGCGGCTCCTGGTCATATCTGCTGTAGCGATAGAACAGTCTGCCGCCCTCATCCCGCTCTACTCTCATACGATTCGGAAGCAGCGGATAAAGAGCTACGATCTCACCTCGCCCGTTCCGAAGTATCTGCGCATAGGCGTTGCCATACAGAAGCAGGTGTGTCATCAGCGTTTCACGGAAGGTAAACGAGGACATCTCCGGGTTAGGCTCATCGTGAAGCAGGAAGAACAGCGGATGATCCTCTGCCTTTGTCCTGTTCCCGTTTTCACCACGCCTATACACATGGAGAGGCAGACTGGCTATAGATTCGGCGAGGACACGCACGCAGGCATAAACGGCTGTCATGCTCATAGCGGTCTGTTCATTGACAATTGCGCCGGCAGCGCTCTGCCCGAACAAGAACCTTGGGCCGGTACCAGCGGTGCGGTTTTCCATCCGGCCTTTGAAGATACTCTGAAAAATGCTCATAGCATTCCTTTCTGCCGCCCTATGACGGCTGATTATTGGTATTCTCCCTGCGTCATCCGTAGCAGTACATTCGTCGGAGAATGAGCTGCCGCAGAGTGTTTGACAAGGATGTTATAATGGGCTTAAAAAGCCCATTAGGGTTGGAAAAAGCCGCTGGTCGGCGGCTATAGAGACGGTATTCAGATCAATAAAATACCTCGATGTTCATACACAGACTCGTTCTGTGTATTTTTATTTCTGATGGCTCTGTCCAGCGCCATGACCAGGGCGACCGCAAGGTCGACTTTTTCTGCTGCCCGCGCCTTCGTGATTTTGATATTTCCCGCGGCATCCTGATCGACGACAACATTGTCCATACACCAGCGCAGGACAGGATGACCGCCGTGGGCAAGTTTCTGTTCCAGTGTCAGCTTGTACAGTTCTTTCGTCGGTGCGGACATATCCTTGAAGCCCTGCCCGAAAGGGACAACCGTCATACCTTCATCAGCAAGATGCTGTATCAGCATCTGGGCATTCCAGCGGTCATACGCGATCTCACGAATGTCGTAATGCTCCCGGAGTGAGAGAATCTTCTGTTCGATGGCTTCGTAGTCCACGACATTGCCCTCGGTGGCGAGGATGAATCCCTGCTTGCGCCATAGGTCATAGTTCACATGATCGCGCCTGGAACGCTGCTCTATCGTTTCCTCCGGCACCCATGCAAACGACAAAATGTAGTAGGGTTCATCCGGCTTTAGCGGCGGGAACACAAGCACAAGTGCGGTGAGATCCTGCGTTGAACTCAGGTCTATTCCGGCGTAACACGGGCGGCCATAAAGCATCTCCGGTTCCACAGGTGCCGCGCATTTGTCCCATTTGCCCATCGGCATCCAGCGTACTGCCTGTTTTGTCCAGATGTTGAGCCTGAGCGTCTTGAACACATTCTCCTCAGACGGATTCTGCTTCGCTGATTCACATGCTTCCCGGATTGCGGATTCCTGGAAGGTGACTCCCATGGAGGGATTGGCCTTCTTCCAAACTTCTGGGTCAGTCCAGTCATCCTCCGGATCAGCCGCATACACAACCGGGTAGATCGTTGGATCGGTCTTTCTGCCATTGATCAGGTCCTTCGCCTTTTGGAATAGCTCATAACCGATGGAGTGGATATTGTCACCCGCCGTAGAGATAATGAACTGAAGCGGCTGCTTTCGCGCATCACCGCTGCCCTTGGTAAGGACATTGTAGAGGTCGGGGTTCTTCTGGACGTGAATCTCGTCAACAATCACACCGTGGGCAGACACGCCGTGCGCCCGATCAGCGTCGGAACTGAGTACCTGGTAGAAGCTGTTCGTTGGTGTGAAGATGATTCGTTTCCTGGAATCGAGTATTTTGCACCGCTTCCTGAGTGCCGGGGAGAGCCGGATCATGTCTGCTGCAACATTGAACACAAGGCTTGCCATCTGCCTGTCCGCCGCCGCACCGTAAACTTCTGCCCGCTGTTCGTGATCGGCACAGAGGAGATACAGCGCAATGGCGGCGGCAAGCTCGGTTTTGCCCGCCTTCTTGGGCGTGAACACAATCGCCTGTTTGAACTGCCTTGTTCCATCCTCTTTCACCACACCCATCAAATCCCGTACAATGGCTTCTTGCCATTCCAGCAGCTTGAAGGGCTTGTCGTAAAACGAGCCTTTCGTGTGTTTCAGTGATTCGATGAAGAGCACGGCGCGGTCTGCTTTTTCCTTGTCATAGTGACTGGTCGGCAGCATGAACCGTGTCGGCTCATACACATATTTGTCCATAACGGATCATACCTCCTTCCGTACATATCCTCGTAGGCCAATATTGGCGGACAAGGATCAATCCGACAGCAGCGATTCCAGCAGATCATCGTGGGGACTGCCCTTATAGCTTTCGGAGCAGTTTTCCTGGACGATCTGATAAATTTGGAGCCACAGGCTGTTGGAGAGTTTCAGATAGCTTTGTGCCTCGACCACAAATGGGCTCTGTGTGGGCAGGCCGGTGGTCGGATGCCGGTTCACAAATCCGAACTGGCTGGATACGCCTTCGATCTGAATCCATCGGGCGGTTGCCATGGCGTATTCATGCAGAAGGACCGGGTTGATGAGATGCGCACAGTTACGCTCTTTCAGCCATTCCCACGTTTCAGTGTAGATTTCATCCGCATGAAGCTCGCCCATCCGCTGATCTGCAGTCATGAAATCCTTGATCGGCGGCATGGAGATATTCTTCAGTTCCGGCGGTTCCGGCAGCTTCATGACGGTTGCTGTTTTTCCCTCTTTGATCTTCTCCGACAGCGGCTTTTTCTTCCGGCCTGCGCCGGGCCGCCTGCCGCCGCGGTTGGTTCCGTCTTTTGCCATACATACTCCTTCCTGCCGCCTTGACAGGCGGCAAATATACATACTGCCGGGAAGCGATCCCAGCGTTTGATTTCTTTGATTTTGTTTGATTTCCAGACCGCTTTTTTCAAACGAAAAGGCACTCCGGGTACACCTGAGAATGCCTCAGAATGTTCCCGAAATGCCCTGTTTATAAGGCTTCATGGACTCCAACACCTTCTGGATCCTACCTCAGTCTTCAGTCCATTGGCCCCGTTTGATTTCTGATTTTTGCACACGGCAGGGGCCGACGGTCTTCTGTAGGCCGCGCCGGAGGATTTGACCATCCCCTGGGGCCGGAATCAAACGGAAATCAAAGGGTTTTCAAACGATAATCAAACGGTCTTGTAGTCCATCACACACTCAGGCAGGAACAGCCCGTCGCGTCCGTCCTCCTGCCGTCTGAAGATAGGTGACTTCCTGCTGACGCAGTAGTGCCAGTTCAGCTCGTCCACCGTCACGGGATAGAAGCCGCACAGCAGCATCGCCTCCTTGAACTGGTTGTTGGTCATATAGATGTTGGTACGGTGCTCCAGCACATGCTTCATGCCATAGCCGGTGTGCCCGTCCAGCGGCGTCTCCCTGGGGATCACATTGGCCTTAATCCAGGCGAGCGCCTTTTCCTGCTCCACTTCGGACAGGTCACAGAAGTGTTCGTCCTCGCCTTTGGAATGGACGCTGACGCCAAGGATCGTGCCATCGGCATCCCGCACGGCTTCTACCCAGCTCCAATATCCACGGCGGTCAGCCTCTTCATAGAACCGCTCTTTGCTTGTCATCTTCATATGAATCCTCGCTTTCTCCGTACAATGCCCGGCGGCAGAATAAAAGCTCCCGGACAAAGGGGAGCTTCGTTTCTCATGCAGCTGGTGTCTTTATCAGCAGCCGGAAGGTCTCGCGGCCTTTCGGTGTGATGAGAAGCTGCGTACCTGACCAGTTGTTCCTGTCGCTTTTGCATTCCTTCAAGACGAACAGCCCGTCCTCCACATACGTTGCATAGGGCTGGAGCTTGTTCGTATTGTCCCGGAAAAGGTAACCGTGCTCAATGAGAAATCCTGTGAACATCTTCTGCTTAACACCGAGCTCCTTCGCTGTCTCTCTGACACCCGTCAGCGTATTCCGCTCCACAAGGGCATCAAAGTAATCTGCCTTTGGCTGAAGCATGGCGTTCTTTTCACGTTCAGCCTTCAGCTCTTTCAAAAGCCGGATGCCGTAATCAGGATCAGCAAGGATGTTATCAATCACAGCGGCAGTGGCATATGCTCCGTGCCTGCGTATGGATGGTAAGACTTCGTGCTTGACCCAGCGCTTGAAAGCCTTCGCCTCTGCCTTGCGGCTTCCCATGACCAGCTCATACAGACCAGGCTCGTTAACCACATTCGTCTCTCCCTGACGCCCTAAGTTGAACTTAGACCGTTCATCATCATCCAACCGATCCAGTGCGACTGATGGATTACTGATCTCCAATGCCCTGCAAACATCCGCAGCCACAAACCACGGCTCGCCTTCGCGTTCGATGACCCTCATATCACCGAACTGTTCATTCTGAAATACTGCTAATTCGTTCATCGAAATACCCTCCTCGTAGTGTTAATGCTCTGTTCTTTCACAGGCGCTTGTACCCACAGTTTCCCGGCAATCAGCGCCGACAACCTGTTTATGCTTCTTCGGCACGTAGGTGTCGGGGATCAGCCCTTGCTTCACCATGAGCCGCTTCAGCTTCGGCAGGGCTTTGGCATGAAGCATCTTCACGGTCTCAACAGGCATGTCCATGGCCCAGGCGATCTTATTCCAGGACTGCCACTCCACATATCTTCTCGTGAAGACCGTTCGCTGCTCTTCGTTGTCAAGCCATCCGATCAGTTCTGTAATCTCTGCCCTGACGCGCTTCATAACCTGCTCGGCATCGGCAAGCTTCTGATGAACTTCGTCGCGGTAGGCGATGAGGTCTTCATCGGGATCGTCTACGGCATCCAGCAGCTCCGCCCTTGCTTTAAACAGCCCAACCCTGCGTCTCCAATCATTCACGCGATTGAGATATGCCATGACGTCCTTGTACCAGTCCTTCGGGTCCGGCCTGTACAGATGGATGACCGTGACGGGATGCTCCTGCAAAAAATCATTCAG